CGCAAAGGCAACCGCACCATGGCCCCCGTTGTGACGGACGGCACGGGCGGCGTTCCCATGCTGCGCACGGGATTTGAAACCCGCGAGATCGGCTTCTGCACCATCGCCCCGGAGCGCATCATCGAGAACAACGACCTGAAAGGCCGCATGTTCAGTGAGCGCGTGCTGGGCGCTATGACGCCGCAGGAGCGCGAACGCAGGATGATCGCCAAGGACATCATCGAAATGCGCCGAGCCATCCAGCGCCGCATCGAGTGGATGTCCCGCCAGGTGCTGCTGACCGGCAAGCTGTCCGTGTTCCGCTACACCCATGAGGGCCGCGACCTGGAAACCACCCTGATTGCCGATTACGGCTTCACCAACAATTACACGCCGGACATTCCCTGGGATCAGGCCGGAGCCAAAATCGATGACGATATGCATGAGATGTTCGACCTGACCTATGAGGGCGGCGGCTACGTGGATATCATCGCCATGGACCCCGAAAGCGCCAGCGCCATGATCGACAATTCCAAGTACATCAAGCAGTTTGATGGACGGAACATCGACATGGGCAAGATCAACACCAAGTACAGGGGCCAGGGCGTGCGCTTCATCGGGTGGAACTCTGACGGCGTTGAGATGTATTCCCTGTCCGGCACCTTCGTCGATGACAGCGGCATCGTCCAGAAGCTGCTGCCGAAGGGCACCATCATTGCGGGCGCAAGGGGAATCCTGAATTGCCTGTACGGCCCCGTGACCCAGGTCGAGGAAAACGGCATGAATGCCGTTCACAAGACCTATATCAAGAAGGAGGTTCCGCTGCGCATCGGCTCCGTGGATGGCAACAGCATCAAGACCCGCCTGACCAGCCGCCCCACCATCGTCCCGTTCAACGTGGACGCCTGGTCCATCGGCTCCGTGCTGTGAGGCACAGAAAGGATGTAGCATGTTCATTGCTGTACATTACGTGAAAATCAACGGCGTGATGTTCATGCCGGATGAAGTTATCACTGAACCCATGTCTCCCAAACAGGAGGCATGGTTGCTGAGTAAGGGCGCTATCCGCAAAGCGGCAGAAACGCCCTTTCCGGCAGCACAGGAGAAGGCCGAGGGATTTGTTGAAGTGGACGCTGAAAGCGGCGCTGATGGCGACGGCGAAGCGGAGAACACGGATATGACGGAATCCGAGGATAGCACCGAGGATGAAGCGGAGGAGGAATACGAGGACGCAGCGCCGATGGAAATTGACGCCGCCGAGAGTATCACTCCCGCCGAGGAACCCGCGCCCAAGGCCGAAGAAAAGCCCGCCCGCAAGCGCAAGGGCAGAAAGGAGAATAACGCATGATTGTCAAGATCATCAAGACCGGCGAGTTGAAGGAGTTCGACCCCAGCTACGGCGCGAGGCTGATTGAGCAGGGTATCGCCGTTCCCGCGTCTGCACCCGCGACGCCCAAACCCGCCGAGGCTCCCGCCCCGAAGAAAGGCGGCAAGTCGGGTGATGCCTGATGTCGCTGAAAGAGCGCATTGACATTGACCGGCGCAGGGTTTTCATGCAGATGGATCACTTCGCGGACTATCACACATGGAACGGCAAGCGGTTCCGCTGTGTGACAGACGAGGAGGAAGCCCTGAAAAGAAAAAACAACAACGTCAACGACGTGTCGTGGGACAACGATACGCGGGAAACGATGGTCTATGTGCCTGTTGAGGACTGGCCGGATCGCTACCCCATACCGAACGACCACGGCTTCTTTGACGGTATCCACATGAAAGTCCTACAGGTGCAAAACGACATGGGTATGCTGGGCATCGTGTTGTCAACCAGTTTCCCAAAGGAGGTTGCGTATGACAACAGCTAAGCGTTTGCTCACTCTACAAGAGTGGACCTATAACGCCTGCTGCAAGGGCAGGAAGTTGAAAACCCCGCCTCCCAATCAGGATATTACAAAATACCTGGACAAGCGGGAGCCGAGTATCTTCCTGAACTTCATGCCGATGCGTGCGGAGCAGGACAAGTCCATAGCGGGTGTCAACCCGCCCAGCGTCGCCCCCAGCATAACCCTGCTGCTGGACAACTCCATGGGCAAGTACATGGAGGACAAGAGGTTTGACACCTACAACAAGGTCCACCGGCAAAAGGTATTCGGCCAGCAGTTGAATATCCAGGCGCTTTTCGCGGTATATGAGGATGGCGTGCGGCAACCCGGCTTCATAGACCGGGTTGAGGCCGATCCCGAGGATTTTGATATGTCGCTCATACGCGAGGGAACGCGGGAAGGACTGTTCACACTCCTGAACTGGATGGACGATTACAGGGATGCTCTGGTTGCCGCAAAGGTCATACCGAACTCTGACATGTACGTGAACGAGGAAAGTATTGTCTACACCCTGCGGGAAGATCAGAAATATCCCACCGACAATCGCCCGATGTTCTATGGCGTGGTGAATGTCTCTTTCAACTGCTATTCCGAACATCAGGCACCCAACCAAGAAATCAGATCATTACTTGACTAAGGAGGAGGAATAAACCAATGCCTGACACCTACAAGCATGGCCCGTATGGTGCGCAGCAGGCTAACGGCGACAAGGTTGCCGCAGACAGCCAGAGCGCCATCGTGGCTATCGGCACTGCCCCCGTTCAGACCATTGAGGGATTCGCCGACAAGATCAATACCCCGATTCTCGTCAACAACATGGCCGAGGCCCGCGCCAATTTCGGCTATTCCGACGATTGGGCATCGTACACGCTTTGCGAGGTCATGTCCTATATTCTGGAAAACCGTGGCGTCGGTCCGCTGATCCTGATTAACGTGCTGGACCCCGCTGTTCACAAGGCGGCGGAGAAGGTTTCCAAGAGCCTGACGCCCGAGAACGGACAGGTCGTTATCACCAACGCGGAGAGTGCGGTCCTGGATAGCGTGCTGGTTAAGGCCGGACAGACCACGAAGGTCAAGGACACGGACTACAGCATCGCCTACAGCTACACCAAGCAGACGATCACCCTGACCGAGCTGACCCCCGGCGCGTTGGGAACCAGCGCCCTGACGATCACCTACGACGCCGTTACGCCCGCTTCTGTGACGGACGATGTTGTTATCGGTACGACCGATGACATGGGCCGGAACACGGGTATTTTCGCATTGAAGGATGTGTACACCAAGACCGGCGTCATTCCTGCGTACATGATCGCCCCCGGATTCTCGTCCCATCCTGCGGTTCATTCCGCCATGTATCAGATGTCCCGCAACATCAGCAGCCATTGGGACGCCTGGATGTTTACCGACATTCCGATCTCCTACATCAGCGAAGGGGAACCTGTGGCCGTCACGCTTGCCACCGCCTATACCTGGAAGAATGCCAACGGCTATACGAAGGACAATGAAACCGTGTGCTTCCCGATGTTCTCCGGCATCGACGGCAAGAAGTATCACGGCTCCGTCCTGCGGGCTGGCAACTTCCTTGTGGAGCTGACCAACAACGACGGTGTTCCCTTCCACTCCGCCAGCAACACCGATTGCGCGATCATTCAGAACCTTTGGCTGGGTGCTGGTAACGATGACCGCATCTACGACGATGACATCATCAACCGCTATCTGTGCAAGAATGGCATCACTTCCGCCGCCTTTGTGGGTGGGCGCTGGGCGCTGTGGGGCGCTCATTCCGCGCAGTACGATCAGGTGAACGGCGACACCATCAATGTTGCCGAAACGAACCTGATGATGCTGTTCTACGTGACCAACGATTTCCAGCACCGGCGTTTCCGCGACATCGACGAACCGCTGTCCCCCAACGACATCCAGCAGATCGTCGCCGAGGAGCAGGAAATCCTTGACGCGCTCATTTCCATGAACGCGCTGCTGTACGCCAAAGCGTATATGAACGCGGACGAGATTGCCCGGTCCGACATGTACATGGGCGATTACAAGTTCACGTTCGACGTGACCACCACGCCGCTGGCGAAGTCCCTGACCGCGCTGGCGAACTGGGTTGATGACGGATTCGCGGTGTTCTACAACTCCGGCGCTTCCGACAACGGCTAATGGGAGGTGAAGAACTATGCCGAAGAAAGTCTATAACAACGTAGAGGATCATAAGCTGCTTGACAACAAGCGCGTATGTGAGGACATTACCTCCGTGGTCCTGCCCACGGTTTCCCACCCCACCGTGACCATTGACGCGGCTGGCATGGCTGGCGCGGTGGACATGCCCAACCAGGTGAAGCTGGAGGCTATGGAGCTTTCCATTAGCCACAACAACGGCAACAACTGCCAGTACCTCACCAACCCCAACAAGCACACCATCGAGTTCCGCCTTGCGCGTCAGCGCTACAACGTGAAGAAGGGTATGCTGGAACATGAGGGCGTGAAGTACCGCATCACCGGCGTTCACAAGTCTACCGAACACGGAACCGTCGAGGCGGGCAACCCCCTGGGCAGCACCGAGCGCTTCACCGTCCTGCGCTTTGAGCGCATCGTGAACGGCGAAACCGACACGATTGTGGATGTCATGTCGGGCGTGCTGAAATTCAACGGCCACGATCTCGTCAGTGAGGTCCAGGCGCTGCTGAACTAAGGCAGGCGCAATCCAGCGGCAGGGCAAATGCGAAAACGATAACGCATTTGCCCCGCTTATTCATTTCTGACAATCACAATAATCAATAAAAATCAATAATCATCTATAATCATATATATCAATCAAGATAAATCAATAACAAGGAGGACAAGACCATGCTTGACAACATCGAGAAGTTCCCCGCTGAAAACCCTGCCCCCACCGAGAAACCTGTTCCCGCT